TCCAACGTGAGCGGAGTCGGCTCCGGCCACTCCCCACCCCGGTCGATCCAGTGGTCGTCGTGCTGCTCACCGATGATCAAAGTCGAGACCGCACCAGTGACGAACATCTGCCACTGCACCTGATCCGGATATCCGAGCTTCCGAAGCTCATTGATGCTGGACAGGTTGAACTTCGACGTCTTGAACTCGGCGAGCACAATCTGACCGTCGAGGTTGACCATGATCGCGTCTGGTGACGCCAGGTACTGGCGGTTCAAGGCCGAATGGAACACGCGATGCTCCCACCGGAACCCGAACTCATCCTCAGCCCACGGGGCCAAACGTTCCGCTTCCCGCTTCCGTCCCCACGCCATCTGCTTGCTATCGAAGTTGCGGGGGTTCACCTTGCGGTCAAGCACGCCCCACTCGGCTTCCGGGCCGCCCTGAGCCAGCTCCTTTACCTCGGTTGCAGTCACACCTGTCGCGCGCTCAGCCAGCCACGCCTCACGGTCCTCATCAGACGCACCAGCACGCGCCTCCAGTTCAGCGAGTGGGCCAACTGCTGTTTCTGTTCTCATGTCGTTCTCGATTCAAGGAAGATGGATAGGTGCGAGCGCCGGGTCTGCGCCCAGGAGCCGGGCGAGCGTGTCGAGGTCCATGCAGACGAGCTGCTGGCCAATGTCGCCGACGCCGCGCCGCTTCTGGACGAGGACGCCAGCGAGGGCGTCATCGTTGCCCGCTTCGACGTTCGCCTCATGAAGATGCGTGGCGATGTCGAGGCGCGTGGTGTTCTTCACTTCGATGACCACCCGCCTGCCGAAGTGACGGACACCGGCAATGTCGCCGCAGTCCTTCGTCCCGGTCTTGACGCGTCGATCGATGCGGTCGTCTTGGAGGACTTGGGCGAGGTGGTCGGCGACTTGACGTTCGAATCGGGCGCCGGCCTGCCGGGCCGAACGATTCGTGCGGCTCACAGGTCCTGCTCCAGACGCTCCAGGCGGGCCTGCTCGATCAGCTTCTCCTGATACTCGATCGTCTCCCGGTTGATGCTCCGCACCATCGCCATGTCCACACGCCGATGCATCTCATGCACGATTCGCCGAAATCTCCATGACCCCGACACGGCCTCCCGATGCCGACGCGCCAACGTCCCCGCACGCCGCAACATCGCCCACTTCTTCACACTCATTTGCTTGTCTCTTTCTCGTCTTCCTCATCCGCCACGTAGGCGGTTATCATGGCGAGCACCCGGCGCATCGCAGGCACCTCACGGGGACGAATCCAGAATTCGTCGGTCACTCCCCCGTCATCCCTGATCTGGATCAGCCACATGTCCGGGCAGCCCTCCACCGGATGCGGGGCAGCAGTAATACGAGCCACCTCATCCACCGGGGCATCCAGCACAGCCGGGGCGTCATAGTGCATCCCCAGGGACTCGATCGGCTTCATCTCAGTCATTGCGGTGCCTCTCATCCAGGACCAGCACCAGCCACACCAGCAGCAGCACAGCGGTCAGCATGAGTAGTGCCTGTGTCGTGAATGACTCGATGGTCGCCAAGCACCAGATGATCCCCAGGCACACAGCCAGGCGGAACAGCACACAGATTGTCGTCTTCATGCCGCCCTCCTACGTCCCCGAGACCGAGCAGACTGCTGGAACCGAGCCCAATCGGAGCGTGTGGAGTTGAGCACTTCGTCACGGTCGAACCGGTAGACGCGCCCCACCTTGTGGAAAGGGATCTCGCCCTTCCGAGCAAGGTCCCGGACCGTCTCAGCAGTCACCTGGAGCTCCTGCGCCATCCCCGCGGCATCCAACAGCTGGCCGCTCATGATTCCGCCTTCTTTCCCCACTTGTCCTGCACTGCTTTCAGGTCTGCTTCGTGAGCCGTCATGTGCGCCTCCACCAGACTGATCAGGGCGAGAAGCGATGGACGCCGGCGGGCGATCTCTTCTGCACTGTCGGCCTCAGGCCAGTCACCGGGATCATCGGAGGTAGCGATGTCGCGCAGCCACTCCACGCCGTCACCGTGCTGGCAGCCGACCCGCAGCACCCAGCCGCCCACCTCTGGGATGAGCGTCACCTGATGTGACGGCAGCCCGTCCACACGGAGCACACCGCCGTTCGCGTCGCGCAGGTTCGCGCCGACCAGGTTCGCGCCGTGCAGGTTCGCGCCGACCAGGTTCGCGTCGCCCAGGTCCGTGCCGTACAGGTTCGCGCCGACCAGGTTCGCGTCGCCCAGGTCCGTGCCGTACAGGTCCGCGCCGACCAGGTCCGCGTCGCGCAGGTCCGTGCCGTACAGGTTCGCGCCGACCAGGTTCGCGCCGACCAGGTACGCGCCGCGCAGGTCCGCGCCGCGCAGGTCCGCGCCGGGTGCTGCTGGCTTATGCCCAGTCGCCCACGCACCCCTGAGGTCATCGACCGCGTTCATGCGGACACCGCCTTGAACCACGGAGTGAGTCGCTTCTTGCCGCGCAGGCCAGCGTTGTAGATATCTGTCACCGCTGCTGCAATAGCCTCCTTCTTGGGGAGGTCGTCACGACTCTCCCGAATACCAGCAGCCTTGTGCTCGACACCGATCTCGCCGAGACGCAGCTCTCCGAGCTTTGTGACAAGATGCTTGTAATCCACCTGCGCCTGATACCGGTTGAAGAACAACCCCAAGCCGGTGATCATGTTCTGGTCGAAGCCGATGCCCTCCCAAGCGTTCGCAATGGCAGTGATAGTGAGACGCAGCAGAGGGGCGTCTCCGAGCCGGTAAACGAACTGGAGTGCACCAACTGCGGAGATCGTGTTGGGGCGCTTGCCTTTTGCGACAGTCAGCCCCGAGGCCCGCACCACCCGGTCGATGTCGGTCGGCTCTGGGAGTTCGGCAGTGACACCGACCTTGAACTTGTCGAATGCGGACACGGAGCGGCGATTGTTCAGCTCCAGGAACAGGTGGGCTTCGTCTTCTTCATCAAGTCCTTCGAACACGTCGCAGACGACCGTCCAGTCAGCCCATTCATCTCCGAACTGGTCCTGCACATATTTTCGGAGTGCCACGAACCGGTGCTGACCGTCGAGGATCCAGAACACGCCCTCCCGATGCGACACGGTGAGTGTGCCGACGAGATTCAGATCGAACGCGTTGGACAAGTGCGTCGTCCAGGTGTTGATGATGCTGCGCTGTGCTCTCTGTGAGATGCGCAGGTCACCGAGCCGGACAGTAACGAAGTGCGATTTGCGCTCCACCTTGTGGGTAGTATTAGTCATGCGAGTTCCTCCAGTTTTCTGATTGCTTTGGTGAGATTCGTTCTGGCATCCCCGAGGCGTTCCAGCGCCTCGGGGATTCTTTCTGGGTCAAGGGCACGAACATCAAGTTCTGACAGGAATCGGGCAGCAGCCGAAACGGTCTCCGAGGAACGCTCCAGAACACCTCGTTGGGACAGTGCGTATTTCTCCCACGCTCTCGGGTCACGGAACTCGAACTCAATCCCGTGGCGCCTGCACCAACCAGTGAATGCGCTATAGCCGGACCCGTATCCGTCCTTCACCTGCTCATAGACGGCGGCCATGGTCGGCAACTTCTCCGCCAACTCCCGCACCTTGACCTCAAACGGGTCAGCAACAGCAGGAGCATCCGTGGGAGCTCCGACCACCTCAGGTTCTTCAACCTGCGCCTTGAGCTTCCGCACCACGTTCGCCCGCGATACATTGCCCTCAGCACGAGCATCAGACACCGCCCGGTCGAACTCCTGGGGGGAACCGTTATCCGCAAGGGCGTAGATGCCGTTGCTATTCGTTCCTCGCTTATCCCCGTACAGTTCCGCATTCGATGCGAACTCATACGGGGAAGCCTTGCTACCTTTTGCTGTACCCGCAAAAGGTGCATCACGAACTGATGCCCCATCCTTCTGGGTGCGGATCGCCCCCTCGGCTTGCCCGTGACGGATCGCGATCCCGAGACCACGCTCGGCACGACGCTGCAACACCTGCGCATCAAGCACCGCATCCTTGGACACATCCACACGCTTCGACAAGTCCGCGAGCGCAGCCGCCTGATCCTTATAGGCAGCCATCACCTCAGCCGACTCGCCAGACTCAACAGCAGCATGGAGCGCCTTACCGGCACGCTCAATCAGAGACGTGATCTTCAGCTCACGTTCCTGACGCGTCAACCCGTCGAACATCCGGGTAGGCGCGACTGCCGTCTTCAGCTCCGCAGCCGCGGTCACCGCTATAACCGCGCTCATGCCGCTACCCGCTCAATGAGTTGTTCGGGGACCAGAGAGGAGAACGGCACATTGACGGCGATTGCGATTCGCGCCACATCCTCGATACCTATCGGTGCGGTCCCCTGGAGCTTGCGTCGAAGCGTGGTCTCAGCGATCCCCGTCTCGGCGGCCACCCTGTGTCTTGTCTTCTCTGAGCGGAGGATGGCTGCCGCGAGAAGATCTGCTGTCTGCTGGTTCACACTTGCCATGCGGCAAGCATAACACACCATTTGGCAAGTGCGCCACCGATATGCGATCTATTCGGATTGCATTACTGTCCGATGTGGCTGATACACTTGCCACGTGGACAAGGAAGAAGACCAGAAGCTACGCGCGGCGTTCGCTGCTCAGCTCCGCGCAGAGCGTGCTGCCGCCAACATCTCGCAGAAGGAAGTGGCTGCTCGATCTGGAGTCAGTGAGGCGAGCGTGATCCGCTACGAACAGGGCACCCGAGATATCAAGGTCAGTGCGCTATACGATCTCGCGAGCGCTATCGGGTTCGACCCGGTCGAGTTCATGAACGCCGTGCAGCGCAGATTCCAGGGCTGAGCCCCAAGGGTCTTCGCTGCTGGTGGCCATGCGCGCGATCTCGCAGCACGTCAGCGCGCGCTCGCCGTTGAGCACGCGCCTCGCCGTTGAGACGCTGAACCCGCAGGCTGCCGCCAAGTCTCTCGCCGTCATCCCTCGCCCCCTATCGTTCGAACGTATGTTCGAATCATAGGACGACCGGCCGACACCGTTGTTACCGCAGTGTCACAGGACAGGCCTAGGGCTCAGCCCATGGTGCGCTTGTCGAACCCAATGTAGGCATGCCTACATTTTGAGATGTGTCCGGCTTGTTTGAGCCGATCAGACAGGCAATGCCTCAGCTGTAGCGATCGTCTTCATGAAGCCACTTTTCCAGCCTGGTTGAGCCGATCGGAGGCCCTCACATAGCCCCGTAGAGGGCCGAATCCCTCCTCCGGTACTACGTGGCGCGGTTGAGCCAATCAACGCCCCTCCCTGTGATTTGCCTACACCTCATGCCTACAATTGAGGCTAGGAGGGCAGATCATGGCGTCAGTATTGGAGAGAATCGGCAGACATGGTGGCATCACTTACCGAGTGCAGTTCCGCATTGACGGGCACATGCGCCAAGAAACCTTCAAAGATCAACGCCAAGCCAACAGATTCGGCCGCCTCGTCGACAAAGTAGGGGGCGCAAGAGCCCGAGATGTTCTCGAAGGCCGACGCGAAACCGACGTCCCAACGCTCTCCGAATGGTTCGACCGATTCCTTGACCCCACCAGCGGAATCCTCACAGGCATCACCGACGGAACACGCTGGGAATACCGCTCCGTCGCCCAAAGATCATTCCTCCAATCGGCGCTTGCCGAGACCCCGGTAGACATGATCACTCGTGAAGATGTCGCCGCCTGGATCGACGAAGAATCCAAGACGCCCACGCGTAATAGCCGCGCCGCACACAAACGTGACCCGAAGAACCCTCTCGTGCCGCTGTCGCCGAAGACCGTGGGCATGTTCCAGTCCCTGCTCTCACAGGTGCTCCAGTCCGCCGTGAACCAGGAGATCATGGGCTCGAACCCAGCCCATGCCGTGCGTATCCCCCGCGGCCGAAAACCGGAGATGGTATTCCTCACCCCCGCAGAGTTCGAGGTGCTGATGCGATTCCTTCCCGATCACTGGCAGCCCCTGGCCCGATTCCTCGCGCTCACCGGATGCCGTTTCGGGGAAGCCACCGCCGTCACCTTCGGCGACATTAATCGCAACGCCACTCCCCCAACCGTCCGCATCGACAAGGCGTGGAAGCACGCACCAGGGCACAGGGTCGTCCTCGGGCCTCCGAAAACCGAAGCTGGGAACCGCACCGTCGGCATTCCCCCGGTCCTCCTAGACTCGCTGGGGACCGGAGCGCCGGCGGACCTCGTGTTTCGCACCGAGCGCGGAAACCAGGTGCGCCGACAGCACTTCTCCGAGGTGATCTGGCACAAAGCCGTCCAGGACGCGAACGACCCGAAGATGTGCGCCGCACTCGGACTCATCCCGATCGGGAAGCGGCCACGCGTGCACGACTTGCGACATTCTCACGTCTCCTGGCTTATCGCCCAGGGTGTCCCACTGCCCGTGATCAAACGCCGCCTGGGGCATGAAAGCATCACCACGACCGTGGACACCTACGGCCACCTCATGCCGGATGTGCAGCAGGTGGCGGTGGCTGCGGTGGAGTCAGCGCTCGCGATCGAGTGATCGGGCAGACTCTCCCCCATGAGTCTTGGAGCTGACATGCCGTGCCCCGACTGCCGTGGGATCACCATCCCGGCGGGAGACCGGTGGATGTGTGTGCTCTGCGGGCAGGTGTGGACACGCGAGGAGGTCGAGGATGGTCGCTCCGCGTGACTGGGGTGACGGGCTGCGCCGCCGCATCAAGATGGTGCGCTGCCGGCCCGTGGCCGGCGGCTGGCTGATCCAGGTCCTCGACGCCCAGAGCCAGGTCCTCGCCGAGCGCACCGCCCAGGTGTCGCGCACATCCCAGGTGGACGCCCTGCTGAATGCTGAGGGGATCCTCATCACGCACTGGTGGAAATCCGTGGCGCACGGGGTGGAGTGGCAGGCCGACGCGCGGATGATCGCGAGAATCTGAGCGCGACACGCCGACAAGAATTCTTGGCCGAGTTTGCCCTCCCAGGTTGCGCCCACCATGTGGGGGGCATTATGCTTAAGTCATCAGCCAGGGAAAAGCCCAGGCTCAACCGAAAGGGAAACATCATGAACAGCTTCGATCGCATCGCCGCCGGCCACGACCTCATCCTCACCTGGAGCGAAGGCTCCCCGGTCGCCGACGAAGACGGCAACTTCACCGTCAACGGGCCCCTGGAATTCACCCTCAGCCTCGAGGACGACACCACCGGCGAAGAACTCGACACGGAGAGCATCATCATCACCAGCCCCGCCGAGTTCGAGGACTCCACCAAGTGGGCGGCCGCTGAGCAGAAGCTCCGCCAGCGGAACCCTGGCACCAACAACCTGGGCCTCACCAACGCCTGACCTCACCCTCGGGGCCGGCCCTGCGGGGTCGGCCCCTTCCTCATGGAAGGAACCATCATGCCTCCACATCCTGACCGGTCAGATTGGACCGGGGCCGAGCTCCGCAGCCGGCTCACCATGCTGGGCCTGAGCCTGCGGCAATTCGCCGAGCTGCAGGACTGGGACCTGCGCACCCTGCGCCGCGAAGCCGGCGGCGATCGCGGCGTCGCACCCCGCACCGAGCAAGCCGTCCGCTTCCTAGAAGCCGAAGCCGACCAGACCCTCGCCCATATGAACGAGGCTACCGAGGACGGTATCCCGGTGCGGATCCCGCACTGGTCGGAGAAGGGCGCCCGGCCCGGGTCGTGGTGGCACGCGATCGCCGGCCGCCTCATCCGGCAGTGGGGCGACGACGCCGAGGTCGTCTATGACTCCGGAGAGATCCCCGACGATGAGTCGGCGGCGCTGAAACGCCGGAAAGCGCCCCGCCCCACCCTGTGAAGGGTGAGACGGGGCGCTATTCCCGTTCCGAGGCGGTCAGGCGGTAGGAGTGGCCTCCGGAAGCGGCGCGGCCGCGGGGGCCACCGGCGTAGGGGCGGTGGCGGTGGTGAGGGTCTCGACGGTCTTGGTGAGCGCCTCCACCTGTTTGATCAGCGCATCCACATCCACAGCCTGGGCACCAGGCACGACCGGCTTGATGAGCGCGTAGACGCCCTGGGCGACACCGAGCGCGGCGATCACCTGCACGAGCAGCGCCGGCACCGTGTACACGCCGCCGAGCAGGAACGCGACAAGCGCGCCGAGCAGAGACACGGCCATGGTGATCCCGAGCGCCCAGACCGTCCGCCACCGGTCGGGGATGCGCGTCTTGGTGATCTGGGTGAGGGCTGAGCCGACGATGCCCGTCGAGACGGCCCCAGCGAGCAGGGTGGTGAGGGTTGCTGCATCCATGATTTCTCCTTCGAGTTGAGGGGGGTTAGAAGAGATATCCGGCTTCGAGCGAGCGCTGCCAGGCCACCGCAGTGTCGTGGCCGAGGTAGCCGTCCACGGCCAGATGCCCGTAGCCGTGCTGGGTGAGCCACCACTGCAATTTCGCGACGGTGCGGGGCCCGAGACGCCCATCCACGACCAGACCACCCATACGGCGCTGCAGCACGGCGACCAGGGACGAATAGCCATAGCGAGTCCCCGACGTGACTGCCGACGCATACGAGTTGCGGCCGCCAGTAATCGACCCGTCGATCGGAGTGCCAGCAATCGCCTGCGCCCGCCGAATCGAGATCCCGCCAATCGCCCCGTCCTGGTACACCTTGTTCAGCCAGGCGTAGGTGATCGCCCCGACGGACCCGTCCACCGTGAGATGCCGCGACGCCTGGAACGCCCGCACCTGGCCCCGCGTCTCAGCACCGTAGATGCCGTCCACAGCGCACCGGTAACCGCGCTTGGTGAGCAGCGTCTGAATCGTCCGGACCGGGAACCCATTCCAGGTCGGGGAGGAGACGGTGATCGCCGCCCCCGTGGTCGTGGTCGAGCCGGTCGGGAGAGCGGAGCCGGCCCAGGCATCGGAGCGGGCGATGTTCACGTCGAGGCGGTAGCCGGCGACATAGCCGCGGGAGCTGTACTGGTGGATCGCCGTAGTCCACGCCGGCGTGTATGGCCAGCCATGATTCACCCCGTTGTCTGAGCCGTAGTTGGCGACCCAGAGGCGCGCACCGTATGCTCGCACGGACGAGAAGTTGATCGGGCCGTTCGCCACGCTCGACGACATGTAGATCATCAAGTTGGCGTTGGGGCGCACCTGGCGCATCCGCTGCATCCAGGCGTTCGCCCGTGCCACCGTCGCACAGCCGCCCTCGTAGTCCAGGATCAGCGGGTCACCGACACGGTAGTCGGCCAAGTGTCCGTTGAAAATATCCGCCTGGGTGGCGCCATCCGAGCAGGAGATGAAGCCGTAGTAGCCGACCGCCATGCCCGCCGCGCGCGATGCAGCCACCGCTGCCGCCTGGCCGCTCCAGCGATACGTCCCCTCGTTGACTTTGACGATCACGAACCGCTGACCCGACGACGCGATAGCGCCGTAATTCAGGTTGCCGTTGTTGCTGGAGACGTCCACACCGGACGAGTCCGCCTGTGCCGGCAGCGCGGTCGCCACCATGCCCACCGAGGCGAGAATAGCCAGGGCGCCGGCCGCCAGCCGCGGCCACCACCGTTTCCGGATCAATGCGTGTTTGCCCACTGTGGGGCCTCCTTTAACGACGAAAGCCCCGCCGAATGGCGAGGCTTAGAAATGAGTTGGTGAGGGCAGGGTCAGGTCACTGGAATCCGTGCATCGCCCAGATGATGAGCGCAGACGCAGCAGCCGTGATGATCGGAATCAGAATCGTCGGCACCCACGACGTGCGATCCACCGACGACTGCACCTTGTCCACCTGGTCGGCGAGCTTATCGATCTTCCCCGGCATGTCTTCTTGTTTCCCGTTGGCCACTTGCAGCACCTCCACCTTCGTCTCCAGTACCCCGACCCGCTCGGCGAGTTCCGTCACCTGCCGGTCAGCAGACTGCACATGTCCCGACAAGCGCTCACTCAGGGTCGTGACCAGGGCGGCAACGTTCGTGAGCTGCGAGTAGATCATGCCGTTGGTGATGCGCACACTGCCCGTGTCGTCTGACATCAGTCTCCGATCCGCATGATGTTCATTGCCGCAGACTGCTGGACTTGTTTCGTCAGCTGTTCCTGCATCCCCTTGAGGAGGGATGCGAGGAGACTCTCATCAGTCATCAGAGGTCCTCCACTGCACGCCACTGCCATGTGCCAGACTCGCTTGGGTAGAACGTTGCTTGGGGGCAAGCCACCCGGACACTCATTGACGTGGTACTGAGCGATTCGACCTGAGCAGAGAACCCCCAAAGAGTGTTTGACGCTTTCGTGAGCGTGACAAAGGGTGTTTTTGTGAAAAGCCCTGACGGAAAAGTGATCGTTTGAGGGTCACTATGGTCAGTTTTAGCGACAGAAAAAGAGACTGCACCAGAGGCAACTTTTTGTGCGCCAGAAACCTTGACCCACGCCGAGCCGGACCACACATAGTCGCCAGCATCTGTCTGGTTGCTCGCAATCTTGGGGATGAACCCCCTCGACAATCCAGTGATGAGGTGTGTTTGGGGCACGCCGTTTAGGTCGCTAATAGAACTGGCGACGTGGACACCAGACACTCGTTCACCATCAGCCTGCAACATCGGATACTGCGAAATGACCGAAACAACATCAATCGTGTTGTGGAAACTTGAGATGCCAGAACTCGCATCAATAACAACCGACTGCCCCGCCTCCGTCGCAGGTGTGGACCACTCGCCAACGATGATTTTCGGGCCGATTGCAGACAGCACATACAAGTTCGCACCGTTGAAGTCCATGAGTGCAAGACTTTGAATGAGCTCCGGGACTGGAGTAGCACCAACCATGTTACCTGTCGATGGGTCCGCCCAAGTTACGGTCTGTCCAATACCCTCCACCAGGTAACTGTGGATGTTATCGAACATCAGGCTGGTGAACCCGCCAACAAGCGACCACTTCTCCACCCCGGCGGGCGTATAGCACCTGGTGTTCCCGGCCTGAGAAATATACAGATTCCCAGACGAATCAACCGCCATCGACTGAACTGTCGATCCGCCATAATAGTCAGTGACCGGCAGCGTCCACTGCTTCTGCAACACCCCAGACGAATTGTATCTGTAGATTGTTCCAGTAGTGCTGGAGTTCCCCATAGCCACATAGAAGCCTGAACCGTCAGGGTACTGTGCGATAGCACCGTACCAACTCGTGTCCGTTGAGGGGAGGTTGTAGGTGGCCTGCACAGCACCCGACATGTTCCAAACTTCAACACGCCACGCGACGGTACTACCTGATTGCTTACTGCGGAGAACCAAATACTTCGACGTGCCCAGCCAAGAAAGACCCTTGATGGGGTCCCCAATGGGGATGGTGATCTTTGTCGGGGTCCCCAGTCCTCCGCCCGGGGTATGCCACTGGTAAAGAGTCCGGAAGTCGTATGTGATACCCGCAAGGTAATGGTCCGACGACGCGAACAAGTAACTGGTGATCGGTTCTGGAATCGAGACCGGGTACGGGAACTTCCACCCAGTCCCCCGAATTTCCACTCCATCCTCATTGATGACGGTGGAGGACAAGGGCGTGACGTTGGAGAGCGTGCCAGAAATTTCCGCACCGACAGCGGTAAGTTTCCCGGTCGTATCAACCTTGAAGACGTAGTTTCCGGACGTATCCTTCGCATAGAACCCATTCGTGGAGTCGAACCCGAGACGCCCATCGGCAGTGTGGAACTCGGTAGAGGTCACGATCGCGGCGGCGAGACTCCCCACATCAATGTCGTCAGCGACGATCTTCCGCACCAGCAACTTCTCCAGCAGTGCTTCAGACGCTTCAACCTTCGCGGCAGTCACCGAGTTCGCTGCCAGCTTGTCGGTCGTGATCGCACCAGCATCGATCTGCGCCGCAGTCACACACGCCGCCACCAGCTTCGCCGTCGTGATCGCCCCATCAGCGATCTGGGTAGTCCCCACCGAAGAAGCCACCAGTAGCGCCGAGGCGACCAGAATGTATGGCACCCATGTGCTGGATGCATTGAACACCAGAATGTTGATGACGTGCCCACTAGAGTCCGTCTGCAAATACAGGTCCCCAGTATCGTGACCCGACGCACTGGGCGTGCCGGTACCAGTGGTGATCTTCCCCGTCGCCACCGTCAACGCCGAACTCGCGGTAGTTTTTGCCTCAGTCGCATCCCCCTGAGCCGCCGCCGCATCCGACGCCGCCTGATCCCCAGCCGTCTTCGCATCAGCCGCGGTCTTCGCTACAGCATCGAGCTCCTCCTGCGACACCACCGATGCCACCGTCACACTCACCGGAGCACACGGAGCTGACACGTTCGGAGACAGGGTGCCGTCCTCCAGGCGGGCAGCATCCGACGCCGTGGCCGTCACCTGCACCTCAGCGCCCACCGTCAGACCATCGACCGGCAGCGCCCCAGCATGGGTCAGACGCCCCCGCTCCACACCGTCAATCAAGACGGTGACGTAGGCGAAATCCTCCGGCACACCACCGTCCAGCGTCCCGTCCCAGGTGACGGTGACGATCCCCGAAGTAGACGACGCCGAGACTCCAGTCGGCACACCAGGAGCCGTCGTGTCCCCCACCCATGGGGCGACCCCAGCAGCACCAGCAGCCTTCCCGAGGATGGTCTTCGTCCCGTCTGCGTTGGGGACACTGATCGACCCGGCCGGAGTGGTGTTGGTCTGCTGCCCCGACTGGATCGCACCAGCCAAGGTGCCGAGCTGGTCGGAGAGGTTCACATGCTTCATCAGCCCTCCAGGGTCTTATAGGTTTTGGCGTCGATCACGTCGAAGACGGCTTGTGCGACCCGAGTCGCATCACCACTGAGCTGCATACAGCGCATCCGATACGTGCCCCGCCGGCCATTGTTCAGAGACGGGAGTCCGGCGATGGTGATCTCGCACATGTCCCCCGGCCAGAAATCACCCAACGGATTCACACCGTCACCAATGAACTTCATGGTGAGCTGCCCCTGCACGGCTCGCGACGCGGCGAGCAACGCTTGGGCTTTCGACTCCAGGAGATCCTGCCCGTCCACAGACGTGTCCGACTTCACGATCTCCCGGAACAGACGGTTCTTCGGCGGTTGGTCCACCTGGGCGACCGCCACCAGCGTGGCATCATCGGTCCCAGCCCCCGTGTAGTACACCCGATCGGCGATCGTCTTCGCAGACCGCCGGTACGTGCACTGCACCACGTCTCCGCCGGGTGCGCCTTTCTCCCAGTCGAACGACCACACCCGGGTCTGCTCCAGCTGCGGATGCCCCGACACGTACCGGAGTCGCACGGTGCGGTCATCGACCTTCTCGGGCCGAATATCAATGTCCGGTCCGCCCACGACGTTCGACATGTTGGTCAGCAGGTTCCCGACGGAAATGTTCGCCAGGTTGAACCCTTTGACGGTGCGCATGTTGTCGTCGAGGGTGCCGTTGCGGTCCGGGTTGAACACTAGAGGGGGCAATGCTTGCGGCTTCTGCTGCACCGCCTGGAGCTCGCGCTTCCCGAGGGTGCCGATATCCACCCCGGAGGCTTGCCACACGGCTTTCGCTACCGCCGTCTTATCACCGGCGAGCTGGGCCTGTACCGCGGTCTCCGGGACCACGACGAGGCGTCCGAGAATCGTCCCGATACCAGTCAGGTCAATACTGATATTCGTGCCGTCGTCCTGGGTGTCCCCGATCTCCCCCCACACCCGCGGGATGCCGTTCCATTCCGCCACGATGCCCTTATCGCCGGGCATGAACAGGGCTTCCAGATCGGCTTCGTCAGTGAACGCCGCCCACGGAAACGACAACGACGAGATGCCGTTGTCGCCCATGTTCTGCTCATCCGCACCCAACTCCGCAGACCTGAGTGTTTGCGTCCAAGAGAACGACACGTCCGGGAGTTCACGGAGTTTCCGGCCCGACACCATATCGACCAGATGCAGGGCCCAGCTCATACGGCCGCCCCGAGGTCCTCCACCATGAACACCGTGCCCTGATAGAACTCACCATTCTGAGAGCCGTAATGCTGGTAGAAGTCGTCCCCGTCACGCTTGTACCGGTAGAACCAAAACTTGTGCGTTCCCTTCGGTACTTTCACCGTGACCGGCTTGTAGGTGGTCTGCCAATGCCCGTCGTAGGACAACTCAAACGACACCACAATCTGATTCGCCGACGGCCAATCCATGTTCAGGTGATACACGCACGTCCCCGAATGGGCATTATCGACAGCCGAAATGGTGGGCGAAATCGACATGCGAATCCACCGGTCCGTCTCCAACTTCAACGTCCCGTACCCCAAATCCCGACCAGACTGATCTGCGAGCCCGTTGAACGTATCCGTCCACTGCCACAACATACCCTGAGCACCCTGCGCCTGCACCGAGAAATCAACATCCCCCCACGTGCTGCACGCAGACGTAGTGGTCGCCCCCGCGGGCACCTGGAAGGACTGCAACTTCACCGCAATACCAGCCGGTGCCGAAGGTTCAATGGGGGTTGCGCTCGGGATGCCATTCACCACCACCAAGACCACGTTCGCATCAGCATCACCCGCCTGGGGGTTGTGCTGCACCGCATAGACCGAGTCGATCCGCGGGTTCGTCTGATCGCCCTTGACCGTGGTGACGGTGATGCCATCGGTGATGGGAAAAATCACATTCCCGTCCGCATCCGACGCGGACCCGACCGCAACATTCGACGGATCAGACCCCCGACTGATCTTGTACGTGAGGTTCGCGGATGAGGTAACAATGTTGCAGCCGCGCAGCACACCAACCGTGTACTGAGCGGCGGTGATGAGCCGATCATCCAGCGGAGACCGGCCGTTCCCGGTCGTCGGCTTCTCAATACCAATCCCAGTCAACAGAATCTCCTTAGATGTAGGTGTCCCGGACACGAGCCGTGCAAAACCCCGAAGATGCTTCCAACGGCATGAAAGTGACCCCAAGTTGGCCCCCCGGCGGCACACTAAAGAACTCTCGACGTGACAAGTTCGTGGACTGATCCACCCCCATAATCAGCCCCCGCCGGTTGAAACAATCCAGAGTCACCGGGGCCGAAGAATAGATAGGAGACGCCCACTCCAGAACATCACCCGCAGAAGACGTCACCCGCACACCAGACGGAAAGCCCCCGTGAATCTCAAACGTGGGATAGGCTGGCGAATTGCCTCCGTTCCGGAGCGTCCCCGAATTCGTCTCCAACAGGCCAGACGCCCCGTACGTGAACCCGTCACCATAGGTCAGGCCGTCACCATACGAAACCCCTACACTTCCCGACGACGACGCCTGAGACGTCAGATTTATCTCCTGCAAGTCCGACGAGTAGATGCGCGGGTCAGTACACGTGACCGTCCCAGACAATGCCCCAGCGACGCCCTTCATCTTCGGGAATCCGAACGTCACCGTGCCGGTACAAAACATGTCCATCTCGTCAACAAGTCGCACCACCTGTTGAGATCCATGCAACGCGTTAAGACGATGAAACATTGCCGTGGCATCAGCACGCGAAGGGAACTCGAACCCCAAGTCGAGGTCGAGCACTCGTGCCCCGCGCCGGATTGAAGACACCGGAAAATCGCCATACGACGTAGCCCGCTCTTGATAATCAGTCTTATCGTCCGGAGTGTCATACCATCCCGTCAAGCTCGACAGGACCAGACCCCCGACAAGAGACTCACCACCAAACCTGTACCCACCGATATATAGATCAGACATCACGCCGTCCTCAGCCGTTGCGCCAGAGCAGTAGCAGTCAACTGCACCACAGCAGCACTATCGATATTCGGGGCCTGCACCGTCACCGGCGCATACACCCCACCAGTCATCGCCCCAGCACCTGCAAGTGTCGGCGACAACGAAGGAGAAGACACATCGGGGATCTGCACCATGCCTGTAACCGCATCCTTGATGTCCCCGTAGGAATCCTTGATGCCGAGCACGGTTCCAGCACCAACCATCTGGCCAACCTGGAATCGGAACGCCCTCGATGGAGAATGGATGCCGAGCACACCCTTCGCCCAGTCGAGGACGTTCTTCGCCATGCCCGTGATCGTGTCCTTGAGCCATTTGAACGCGCCCGTGATGCCACCGATGAGCCCAGAAATGATGTTCCGGCCCACATCGACCAGCCAGGACGCCGCCCCACTGAGAGCACCCCGGACTGCCCCGTAAATGCCTCCGACAACCCCTGCGATCGCACTGACGGCGGTCCTGACTCCGTTGACCATGCCGTTCCACACCCCGGAGAAGAAGCTGGAGATTCCACCCCAGACGGCGTTCCAGGTGGCCTGGATAGCACTGATGACGCCGCCGATCACTAACGCAATACCGTTGATGATCGGCCCGTAGAATGCGACCATGTTGTTCCACACGGCCACGAAATAGCCAGAGATCGCACCCCAGACCGCGTTCCAAACCGCCTGAATGGTGGACACCACAGTGGTGATGACCGACCCGATCGCGTTGATGATTGGGGTGACGAATGCGACGATCCCATTCCAGACACCCACGAAGAACGTGGACACTGCGGTCCAGGCTGTTGTCCAAACTGAGACAATCCAGTTCACCGCGGTGGTAACCACCGAGATGATGCCCTGGATGATCGGGGTAAAGAACGCGACGATCCCACTCCACACGGCTTGGAACACCGCGGACCAGCCCTGCCAGGCCGCCACCCAGAACGCCGCGAAGACGATCAGAACATTCTTGATGATCGTGAAGTAGACGTTGAACGCAGTAGCAATACCCTGGATGATCGGCGTGAAGATCGCCACGATGACGTTCCACACGGCCGTCCAAACCGCGACGATCCCATTCCAGACCGTCGAGAAGAACCCGGCAATCGCACCCCACACCGACTGTGCGACCGAACTGATCCCATTCCACAGCCCGGAGAAGAACGACCCCAGAGCTGTGAACACGGTCGTCGCGACCGACACGAGCCCCTTCCACGCAGCACCCAGCCACGAAATGAACCCAGCCCAGATCGTCCGACCCAGTTTTGTTTGCGTGAAGAACCAGACGAGGCCGGCCACGAGGGCGGCGATCGCCAGGATGATGATGCCAATCGGATTCGCATCCAGAGCAGCGTCGAACGCGAGCTGTACCGCAATCGCAGCTTTCGTGACCGCCGACCAGGCAGCCTGCGCCGCCTTAACAATGTTCAGCTTCGACGCCATCTGCCCCAGCGTGGAGACCACCGACGAGCCGGAGGTGAAAGCATCGAACGCTGCGGTCGCGACCTTCTCGACACCACTGGCAGCGGTCGTGATACCGCCCAGCACCGCCGGGATGCCCTTCATGGCAACGACGACGCCGGCAATCCCCAGGGCAAGCGGTTTGATCCAAGACGAGTTCTGGATGATGAAGTCGAGCAGTACCGCGAGGGTGTGCGCCAATGCGGCGATGATCTGGCCGGCGGCTTTGAACACACCAAACTTGATGCCGAGCCCGACGACGTTTGCCATCATGTCGGCGAACATGGCGATGAGGACACCCGTCTCGCTCAGAATCGAGTTGAGGCTCGGCCACACCGGTTTCAGGGCGATCATGAGCTGCTGGAACGCGCCCGCGAGCGCAGCCCGTAGATTCGGAGACAACGCCAACATCGAAATGAGAACCCCGACGATCCCACCGAACGCACCCATAGCAGACGCGCTGAACTCTCCGAAAAGTCCTTTCACAAGTGGAATCTGCTTGAGCATCGGAAGGAACAGAGTTGCCAGAATTGGAGACAAGGCCCCCATTTGGGTCGAGAGGTCGCCGAACCCGCCGGAGGTGAGTTTGGAAACCGCGCCCCCGAATGCATTGAACCCAGCGACAATGCCCGGGATGGAATCCTGGAGGCGTCCAGCGAGGGCGTTGATCAGCGGGGTCAAGGCGGCTGTCACGTTGTCGATGACGGGGATCGCCGCGTTGAAAGTCTGCCGCAGCAGATCCAACGCCGGCGTCGCAGCCGCAGCCCCCAGACGAGACAAAGCCGCCTTGACGTTATCGAGCGCACCCGTGAACGTGCTACCCGCCGCGAGCGCCGCCCCGCCCATGCCCGCCTGCATCGCAGCCGCAAACGTGGCGAAATCAATCTGCCCAGCCGACACCATGGCCGACACCTGGGCGCTCGTCTTCCCTGTCTGCTTTGCCAGCAGTTGGAGCACCGGTACCCCGGAAGACATGAGCTGGAGCATGTCGTCGCCCTGGAGCTTGCCGCGGGCAGCAACAGACTGGAAGATCGTGCCGATGTCCGTCAGGGACCGCCCCGAGATCGACGCCGTGTCTGCAACCGTCTTCAGCACCCCGGTGAGCTGTGCCCCCTGCTGCACCCCAGCAGCGGACAGGCCGGCGGCCACCGAGGCGGCATCACCGAGCCCATAGGCGGTGCCCTTCACCGACGCGAGGGCGTCGTTCATGATCTCGGTCACCGACGACGCGTCGTGGCCGAGACCCTTCAGCTTCGCCTGGGCATTCTCAATCTGAAGGGCACGCGAAATGCCCCCAGCGACAGCGAGCCCACCGACCGCCGTCGTAACCGTGGCAAGCGCCCCTGCCGCCATTCCGCCGATGGTCTTGAGCCCCGACGCGATATTCCCTGCGAACCCTTGCCCGACCGAACGCCCGACGGCCGTAGTGTTGACGCCACCGAGCTCGTTCTGGATCGACTTCACCGCCCCTTTGAGGGACGGCATGATCGTCACGTAGGCGGCAGCAATCTCAACAGCCATAACGCCTCCTACCAGGGAGCTAGAATCCAGACATGGGAAAGCCGAAGCTCAAAAGAGTCAGCTTGGACATGACGAGCAAACGGGACTTGCGGAAGTTGCTCGCCCTTGAAGCTCAGGGCTGGGAAGAGATCTCCCGCACGAAGTTGAGCGTGCTTTCAATCGGTCGGGCCACCCACGTGCTCGTGCTCAAAAAATAGGCAGAGTGGCACATGGGAAAAGTGCAGGTCAAACACGAGACCATTGACATCCGCACCAAAGCCGGGGCAAAGAAGCTTGTTAAGCTCCAAGAACAGGGCTGGGAGATCGTGAGCGAACACACCCGAAGCACCTGGTCTTGGAAGCCTGGACAGGTCGATTACGTGCTCAAGCGAGACCACTAGCGTCGAGGTCGAGCTAGCAGTTCTCTGATGTTCGCTTTCGGCATCTGAGCAGGCATCGCCTTGTGCGGACGCGGGATCGGATTCGGCTTGTTTCGGCCCGTCTGTGCATCCTTGGTTTTCGCCCAAAGCAACAAGTTCAGCGCATCAACAGTGGATGCCAGCAAATACTGGTCCGGCGTCCAAGACATGCGCGCATCAACATTGGCGGCAATCGCACTCCCCGGCTGGGCGTGCTTCACCACCACCAGCAGGTCACGCCAGGTGAGCTGATCCGACCCCAGCCAGCGCAGCCGCAAGCCAAGCCGGATCAGCTCATACTCGACAGCCTCGCCATGCTCCTCTAGGAGTTGGTCGAGGCCGACGATTCCCCCGCCGTCACCTGACTCGACTTCTGAATCTGCTCAAACGTCGCATTGCACTCCCCCAACGTCAGGGAGTCGATCAGCTTGCCCAGGGTCTTCGGCATGAGCACATCCAGCACATCCCACGCCGCAGTCACATCCCCCTCAGCTCCACGCTCCTGGATCTGTCGCAGATCCTTCGCCTCCGTCCTGCTCAGAGAGTCGAGAGGACGGGAACTGTACTGCTTGCCCCGAATCTGCACACTGATCTTGTTTTCTGCCATTGCCGTGCCCTTTCAGAATGCCGCGCCAGAAGAATGACCGGGGCCGGGCGGGCGCGGCAAACGGATACCCGACCCCGGAGCTTGGTGTTTGGTTACGGCGTCACGATGCTGGCGTCGTACTGGTAGATCGCGTGACCGGCATCATCCGGGTAGGCGGTGTACGTGAGCGCATACCCCACCGGGTCACCATCCGAATAGGTGGTGTCGTCCCAGTCAGTGACCTGCGCCTGCGGGACGACAATGCGACGCACCTTGTCAGTGCCGAGCAGAATCTCGAACACCAGCACCACACGCGGCAGCGGCTTCCCCAGCGTCGGGGCGACCGTAATGTGACCACCAGCATCCACGGTCACCGCATCGTCGCCGTACGCCTGCTTGAGAACATCAGCGTTCGACTCCCAGAACGTCACCTTGTACGACAGCGCATCCGACGAGATCGTGGTGAGCACCTGCTGCCCACCCCACGCGATCTTCGCATCAGACGACACATCACGCGTCTGAGTCACCCCATCGTCAGAGATGTACCCCAGATCCTTGTAGGCGGCCTCCAGAGCAGTCGTCGCATCAGTAGGAACCGCAGTACCAGCCGGAGCGTAAAACGCGCCACCGCCCAGATACGGTTTCCCCGCAGCCACATTTTTCGAATCGGCCATCACTGGCCCCTTTCCTGGTCATTGCCGCGCCCAAGAAAGAAATCGGAGAACTAGTTCTCCTGCGTCACCAAGTCGGCGACGATCTGATACCTCGCCTGCCCAGAATCCGGGTCAGGGTTGTTGTAGTTGGATTGGATGTTCACGAGGAAGACATGCGGCTGATACCGGAATGTGAGCAGCACGTCAGCGACCTGCCGGGATAGCTCAGATCCCTCATAACGGCTCTGAGCCCACGTCTGAATAGCAACGGTCGGTTTGTCCTGGAAGCGCCCCACAGGACCGCCCGTCCGCTCCACCGTGATGAACCGGTCCGGGCGAGGATTCGGGACGCTCGTATGCGCCTTCAACCCCAAAGACTGGATCGTCTCATCCGCATTGAACAGGGCAACAAGAGTGGATTCGACGTTAACCACGGCCCGCATCCACCGCCTTCAACAAGGTGTTGCTCTGCGCCTGTTTCCGGATCGCCGTGAAGTCCGCGGTCCCCACATGGCAGTGCGCCCGGTTCTTGCCCGCCTGCGTGTCCGCCTCAAACTTCCCACCAGACTCGGCGGCACGAGAAGCGATCATCTGCCCCTTCGTCTGGAGGAACGTCTGCACCTCAGACGAATTCAGCAGAGCCCGCATCCCAGCACTGTTCGGCACCACTTTGACGCTCATCAGCCCTCCACCCGTTTGCACGGCACCGTCAGGTTCCATTCGGTCGGCTTCAAACCACCGTCATACGGGATCGGGTCACCGATCACCCGGTAAGTGCGGCCGCGCGCCGTGACCGTGGCCTTCATCAGCGACCCCGAGAAAGTGCGGGGAAAATACATGGTCGCATCGGCAACCACACCGTCTGGGCGCGTCGATCCGTTCAGCAGGCCCTGGTCACCTTGGGCGACGAGCACGTTATCCACCAGAGTGGTCACATCCTCGAAGGTCGGGTCATTTCCCGGATCGACGCCCGTCTGCTGACGGACGGTCACCTGCACCCGCTCACCCCGCATCTTGGCTCCCCAAGATGTCGATCGTGAACGCCCGCTGCACCCCGCCGAGGAGCCGAGAACGCTCCGCCTTCAACAAGTACAGGTCACCTGACGGGTTCGTGTAGGTGAAGGTCTGCTGAAACGGCCCAGCCGTCTCTTGCGTGTTGGACACCCCAGGGGTGTCCGAGTTGAGCATGGCGCGCTTCACCATCGCACACGCAATATCCCCCACCAGATCCGGGTCTAACGTGCCCGCGGTGATGCGCGCATCCACGTCAGGCACATCAGCACGGATGATACGGGAGGCCCTAGCCAACAGGATCGTTGCCAGAGCCTCCCCACCATCAGGGAAATCAGACCAGCCCGCCTTCAACTCTTCAACCGTCGCAAACGGAACAGCCATCATTCCCCCTCAGATCAGCTGGCGATGATGCCCGCAGCACGCAGACTGGCGAGCAGAGCATTGAAGCCGGTCACGATCGCCGCAGTATCAGCACCCGCAGCAAGATCAGCGACCGCAGCCCCCTTCGCCACGCCAGCGAACGGCGTACCATCCACGTTCTCCAGAAAGACCGGAGCCTTGACCGGGTACGAACCAGCCTCAGGCTGCACGACCAGTGTCTGAGTAAACGATGCCGAAGCCATCAGGCACCAGCCTTCAGCACAGCCAGGCCAGCCGGATCGAGCACCGCGTACGCGTAGACCGCCTCAGTCCGATACGCGACCTGGTTGTGAGCCTTCAGATCGACCCCGGTCTGGTCCGGGTCACCATAGGCGATGATCTCCGCCGTCAGGTCCCGGACCATGCCCCACTTGATCAGCGAGAAGTCACCGATGAAAGCGAGAACATTCGTCGCAGTCGCGGCACGCCGGCCAGACACGGTGCCAGACGTGGCCGCCGGGATCCCGTCCAGGCTCCCAGCGAGCAGGTTCAGCGGGATCTCCGGATAGAGGCGCAGGCCGGTCGTAGGCACGCGCAGCTTCCGCAGCTTGCTCGCCCACGTCTTCGACATTGCAACACCGTTGATGTCGTACTCATCTGTGAGAGCATCGGTCAGCGAATCGATGTCAGCGACCGGATCATCGGTGACGTTCACCTGCACGGCAGACCCCGAAAGAGCGTCATAGCCGGCGAGAGCCGCACCAGACTTCGGGTTGATGCCGTGGTAGACGACATAATCCAGCGCCCGGCCCATCGCAGCAGCCTGATCAAGCTGAATCGCCGAGATGATCTGGAACCGGTTGTCCTGATCCGCCCACTGGAGTTCCGACGTGACACGAGTCGTGGTCTGCACCTTGAAGCGTTTCGCCACGACAGTGTTCGTGGACTCCTCGTAGGAGGACTTCACTGCCCCCTCGGCCACAACCTCAGCCTCAGAGTTCCCGTTGAACACCAGATAGTCAGCATTGCTGAAGATCTGTGGAGTGGAAGGAGACAGCGTCGCAATCGTTGACGTGTCCTTCGCCTTGTTGACGACGGCAGTAGCCACCGTAGTCGGCAGCGTCACCTTCGTAGTATCCATAGCCATAATGGCTCCTTTCGAAATGATCTTGATTAGTTGCCGAAGAGCTGATTGATGAAGGACTGCTGATCAGAAGGTTTGCTCTCAGGCTGCCGGTCCACACCAGGCACCCGTGGAGCCTTCGGCGCAGGATGCAGCGCAGAACTCACCAGCTTCGCGTTCTCCTGCAACTCCTCCAGCGAATCCCCCTTGAGAACCCCAGCGAGTTCGCTCGGAATCTTCGCCTCCTGAGCAACCTGAGACCGCCATTCCGCCTGCTGCTGCTGAGTCTTGAAAGCGTCGAGTTCCTTCTGGAGCTTCTCCGCCTTCGCCTGTGCCTTCTGCTGTTCCGTGAGCTGCGACTGCTTGAGCTGTTCAAGTTCGTCAGCCGCCGTCTTGTTGGCCTTGGCCCGCTGTTCCCACTTCCGAGCCTCGGACTTCCAATCAGTTTCCTGCTGCTCCCCGCCCTGCGGCGTCGGAACTTCAACCTCTTCGGACATGTTTTTCTCCTATTCGCCTTTGCGGGCAAGATCACTCCGTGCGGGGTGATAGGTCTGTAGTGATTCCATCGGAGTAGGACTCGGGGAACATACGTCGCATCGACGCGGTGATCGCCTCAGCAGTATTTCCATCCGCCTGCTGACGCGCCGCCTGATATTCGGCGTACAGCTTGTCCGGGTCGTAGCCCTCGATATGGGCCGCCTTGCGATCCCACTCGGCACAGATTTGACAGTCGCAGTCGTCATGGAACTTGTCCGTCAACCCGGCAGTCTGCTTCGTGTAGTACACGAACCCTCGGGACGCCATCATCGAGCAGAACGCACACGTCGTGTCCCCGGTCGGAACTCTGGCGAAACGCGGCTTCGACGGATCATGACGCGCATTCCGAGCCACCGTCTGCCGGCCCGAATACATCACCCATCGCTGCATCGCACCCGACAGCAACGCCAAAGCCTTCGTCGGGTCATCAGTGAACAGGTTGCCAGCCGCGTACCGAACCGACCCCTGCACAGCAGCCGGATCGACTGCACTCGAAGTGAGCGCCATATAGTCGCTCAACCCCTGCTGGGCTCGGACCTGCTCATACCATTCGGCCGCAGCCTCAGCGGCTATATCACCGTACTTGGCTGCCAGCTCGGGAACATACTCAAGCAGCAGATCCCGCGCCTGCTCCGGGTCTGTCAGGTTCAGTGCCCCCCACAGACGTTGCAGATCCGCCTTCGCCAGTGCTGTCGCCTGCCGTTGCGCCGCCGCCAGATGTTCCACGTCCGCTCTGGTCGTCACGAGAACCCCCAATCAGCTGCGAAAGTGTTGACTGCGCCTGCCCCCGCCGGATCGCGCTCAGAATCGTCTCGATGTCACGCTGGGTGAACCCGGCATATCGCCAGCCGACTTCCGACTGAGCGAACGCAGGTTCGACACCCGCGATCTTCGAGAATGAATCGGCGCGGGCAGCATCAGAAACGTCACGAGTAGGAGCCCAAATCGGCTCAATCTGTTTCAACTCGGCAGGGACAACTTCCAGGCCGTCGCGCAGCGTCACCGCCATCACGATCGCATCCTTCAGTGCCCGGCCGAACTGCTTATTCTGACGGTCTGCTTCGCGGGACAGCTTCCGCTCGGCAGCAGCCATTGCCTCCGCAGACGCCGGGTTATCCATCGTGATGCCTAGATCATTCACCGGCAGATTGGTTTCCGAAGCCACCATCAGGGCGATCGTCTTCAGCATGTCCGAATGCGGCTGCATCGACGCCTGGCTGATCTGCTGCAAAGCCGGCTTGTCGCCGTCCTCATCCTTCGAGATGGCGTTGATCGCGCTAATCAGACTCGACCAGGTATCGGAGCTGAACGCGTCCTGATCGGCCCCGAGAAACCAGAGCTTCGGCACCGAGTAGAACTCGGCGGAAGCCTCCATGCGAACCAGGGTCCGGAACCCAATGTCCGTCAAAGCCATCAGTGGACGGCTCACCCGACTGCGCCCAAACGGGCGATTCAATTGAGCGTCATAGCAGAACGGGACAACAGTCGGACGTGGGTAATAGGTCTCCTGCACGTCAGCAGCCCATCCACCATCCGACTTGACGCACAGGTACACCTTGCCCGGAAGCCACGCAGAGAACGCAGTGATCTGCCCATACTGGTTATCTGCAGTGATCGTCAACGCAGCTGCGACACGGTGCTTAGCGCGATCCCAGATAGCAGAACTCCAGTCCGCCGAGCGGGGCATGACCACGATCCGCCCAAGCTGCTCAGGATCCTCGTACACAGTCAGAAACGAACACGAATGCGTGTACGCACTTGTGATCGCCTGCGACACGTTCACATCCAGCGCATTGTCCTCAGCCAGATCACCGATCTCAAAGTCATCAACTCCGCTGGGGAAGCTGAACCCCTCGAACACGCTCAGATCCGACAGGGAACGGACCGCCTTCGCAGGCCATCCAATCATCGCCTCCGCACGACCTTTGATCCGGTCCGGGATTGAAATCCCGAAGTCTTTGAACCGTTCGTGAGCATCCACATACTGCGTACGGATCAGGTTCCGCGGGTACTTGTCCCGCCACACTTTCAGCAGACGCTGGATGACCAGCAAATCATCATCGGGCACCCCGACGATTGAGCTGATGGACGAAGACTCGACTGCCAAGAAGGGGAATCCGGTGACCTCTGGGGAAGTTGCCATCAGATCATCACCCTCTGTCTCTTCGCTGGATCCCTCTTCGTGGTCATCACACCCCAGAACGCCAACGTGACCGCATCCCACAACGTCACATCACCATCCGAAGCGACCGGCTCCCAACCGAAGCCACCATTCCGGAACTCACGCTTCTTACACGACGTCACCTGCTCATCCAGCCCCTGCTGGCCCTCAGCATCCAGATGCGTCACCTGGCCGGCCTCGACCGCGTTCAACATCATCGAATGAGCTGCAACGACGTCGCCGACCTTCGGCACGACAATCGCCCGCTTTGGCACCCCCAGCTCAGTCAGCTTCAATACCAGGGAATCCACGCCGGCACGGCCGTCGATCACTACCGCAGCCGCCCTGCTCTTCCTGTCTGCGACGAACTTGGCCACCTGGTCCAGGCCCAGGGCACGCGGATGCTCCATGATTCCCTCCACGTGAGGCTTCCCATCCGTCCTGCGCGCAGCACCCAAAGCAACCCAGTTGCCGTCCGCCGAGAACTTCACCCCGAACGCCGTCTTCACAGCCGGCGCAGCCTCCGCAATAGCCAGACGTTCCCACGTATGGCGCGAGATCACGGCGGAAGTCAGCTCAGACGGCCACTGCCCAAGACGCTCACGGGCGAACCCTTCAGGGCTCATCGCCTGCGCCTCATCCGAAATCGTCGTCTCCGTCAGACGAATACCCAGCGAAGGGTTCGTGCGTGCCCACAGCTTCCGGTCCATTTTGTCTGGATGCCCTGATACTGACCACTCACACCAGGCCAAACGATGATCATCGCCGGCGAGGCCGTTCTTACGGAAGCGCCAGAACGCCTCGCCTTCGCCCAGCCCCAGCGGCGGCGTGCCTGTATAGATCGTCTGCGGGTTCCTAGACGGAGCCGCCGAGATCGTCGGCAGCAACGCCTCCAACTCCTCATCGGTCAGATGCTGAGCCTCATCGCAGACCAGATCATCCACCGTGAACCCACGGCCAGACCCCTTCGACCGGGCAATAAACTCAACCGACCCACCATTAGTGAGCAGAATCGCTTCCTGCCCGTTCGTCTTCCGGATGCTCGCCACCAGTTCGGCCAGCTCGGGATAGTCACGGTCGTTCTCAAAGAACGAGCACAGCCGCAGGAACGCCTTCCGGGCGGTCTTGACCTCATGAGCAGTGTGTAGGATCTTCCGCCCCAAGCCGACCATCTTGAACAGCTCGACGATCTCAAGGATGCCGTTCTTGCCATTCTGCCTCGGGCAGGAGATCCCACATCTGGACGCTGACCAGTGATCAGACTCATCAACGCCGAGCCACGCCTCAATGACGCCGAACTGCCAAGGGTCAGGGGTCAGCCCGTACTTCGAAGCAAGGAACGCAGCATCATCCGCATACGTCCAAGCGAACGTCGGATATGACTTAGCTGTTGGCTCCTGACTGCCGCTTAGAACGGAGACGCTTAGTGAACTCGTCAAGAGGCGTCCCCTTCCGCTCCTGCTTCACCGGAGTACTCACCGAACCTCGGGCAACAGGTGTGACCCCAAACTGCTCAAGCCGCACCCGCAGCTCACGGGCAGCAGAAAACTCACCCGACCACAACTGCGCGTGCAGTAGGGCCGTATCGAGTAAGTACTGCCAGTCCTCAGCGGGGAGTTCTCCAACCTGATCGCCGAGCGAGTCCCACCAGGCGCGTGTCTGCTGGGGCCACTCGACATCTTCGGGAAGATCAGGTTTCTCAGCCACAGCTACACGCTCCTTAACGAGAAATGCCGCCCGAAGGCGGCACAGAAGACCCACCGCAATCAGCTCCCCGACGATCGAGGTGCACTCCGGCTTGATGCCGATCTTGACCTAGAATTTTTCGTCGGAAAGGACGCCATCCACTTCGCAGCCGAGGCCTTCAAAAACTCCGCAGTACCGTTGTCAACGGCTCTCTGATGAGCTCGGGCGAAACCTTCTTTCTGGACCAGATCTCTCAGTGATCCTGATGCAGCCATAAGAATCAGCTCCCCGACGAACGCCCACGAAGACGACCGATGGCACTCCGCACACGATTCACGACACGGCCAATAGCTCGACGCATGATCTCTCCTTCAACTCAGGGCCCGCAGTACAGCCAGGCCATCCACGTACTTATCCCCGAACTTCTGTAGTCCGAAGCTTTTCAGGAACTCATCCTTCGAGTCCCGATCTGGGAACACAGAGACGAACCAGACATCAGAGTCGGTCACATCTCGGAGCGGTTCAGGCGAATGCGCGACGACCATCGCATCATGCAACGCATCAAGCTCAGCACGGCAGTCATGAGCAAAGTCGCCCGTGTACTTCACATCCGCCAGAGGGTCAGCCGGCTTTGCGAACGATACATGTCCGAAGGAAGCGCGCCCGAAGCTTAACTTCGGCTTTGCCACATGATCAGGACGCGGCGGTGTCTGAGTTGTGATCTCATGCAGCTCACCGAACCCGAACCGATCACGCCACTGTTTCAACCCGCCCAGGTCGGGGAAACAGAACGCCAGCCAGAACTCCGTATCCGTCGCCAGCTCGAATCGCTTCCGCTCCGCCCGGGCCCGCTCTCGATACTCAGACGCGACCTTGAGCGCATCCCCATCGAGCTTTTCCAGAGAGTCTGACTTCTCTCCCCTCTCTGCAGTCTTCGACCCGAATGTCAGCATGACTGCCTCACTAGATCCGCCTCAACCAGAGGGAACCACGACTTGAGAATCTCGAAATCCTCTGGATCATGCTCGCGCAGCGGCCCAGCAAACCGAGCATCAACCCCGTCGAACGACCGGCCGAACCACTTGTAATCCACCGGCAACTCGATCTTCGCCTGCTCTATCCGGCCCATCACCTCGGCCTTGAGCCAATCAGCGACCGGAGACACCTTCCGCTTCGACCGCTTCAGCAGCCCGTACTTCACGAATGCCGCTCGCCGCACAATCGAATCAGACGCGCGGACGCCATCCGCCACCAAAGTCGCCTTCGGCAGCTTCAGATCAGCCCGAATAAGATCCCAGAGCTCGTCATACTCGGGAACAGGCATTCCTGCCGCCTCAAGCACACGCAGTCGCTCTGGGGCCTGGAACACCCTCGAACCGAGCCACCGATACAGGGACGGATGTGGAAACTGATGAATCCGCTGGCCGAACACATCCTCGAAATAGGCCAACTCATCATCGATGAACCGTAGGCCGGGCACGTAGTACAAGTACGCCGGCACAACTTCCACGCCGGCATCACGAAGCGCCAGCCACGCGGCAATCGAATCCTTGCCGCACGAGAACGACAGCAGCACCGGCTTCCCCGCCGCGGCGAGTTGATTCCGGATCTCCACGCTCGAGGGCTGATTCCGAATGTTAGTGGGCATTGCGCACCTCTTTGCTCATAGCATCAGTATAATAACTTGACGCTGCATAGTCAAGCAATTAGACGCTATGCTGATACACATGGATAGCATCACCACACTCAAACGTCTCAGAGACAAAATCGACACCAGCCTCGCCGCGCGTCCCCAATCCATCCGGCAAGCCCGCACAGACGGCCACACCTGGCCCGAGATCTCCCAGGCCCTCGGAGTCACCCGGCAAACCGCCATTACCCTGTCCAAGATCGGCTCAAAAGGGCCGAAAAACATGCCTACCGCCCAGAGTCACTGATCTCGGGGGGATATCAGCCCTTTGCCTCTG